TTGAGTATTAAAAAAATTCGAAACATTATCTTAAGTATTATTGTTTCAGTTGTTTGCTATTTTTTTGTTAACCAGTTTGATCTATTTAATAAAAGGTCTATTAGTGGCCAACTCTTTAAGATTTCTCAGTCACTGAATGAACGCACTCCAATTCGCCTAGATCAATTTACTATGTTGACCACATCTTATGCTGAAAACAATACATTAACTTATAGATATATTGTTGAAAAAATTAATTTTAATGAGATAGATAAAAGTGAATTTGATAAATTCCGTGATTTTCTGTTTTCTCAAATAAAAAATGATGGTTGTACTAATGATCAAATAAAACAATTATTAAAAAAAGGCGCAATTTTTCAATATTTATACTCCACCGAGGAGAATAAATATTTGTTTATGATTACCTTAAAAGAAAGTGATTGTTCAGGCGTAAAGCCTATTGATACAACAAAATAAAAAAGAATCTAATATGAAAGTCTGTCATCTATAAAATCGTCGTTCTGAATTTGCCTGGTTATTAATTTTGGTTCGATTTTTTTACGCTTTTTATTAACCCTATTTAATATTTAAATATTGCAAATTTAATTCCTTAACGACAGAATTATTAGCATAATATTTAGGAGCTTTAACTTTTTTATATGGGATAATTAATCTTTATTAAATTTCTTAATATGATTGATTATTATATTCAAAGCGAGCTTGCGAATAACAGATGTCAACAATAAATTGGTTATAAATATCATCATCAATACTTTTACTTTCCAGTTTGATTTTGAGTAGTTCGATGATTTGCCAATCATTTTCATTACTGAAGTTTTTAATTAGTTCTTCGGCTCGACTTTCAATCCATTCTTCCTTGGCATCTTGCATTTCAATATTGTCTAACATATTGCAGTAAGCGCTTTCGTAACCATTTTCAACCAATTTATGTAACTGCATAACTCACCTCGTAGCAATTTGTAGCATCCAGTAGAACAAGCCAAATAATCCACCTAAAATCACAAAGTATGTGCAAAAGAGGGCAAACTTTATTTCGCTGTCTGTTAACTCATAATCCTTATGAAATCTATCTTTGATTTTCATATTCACAAAATCTTTATCAGTCATAATCACCTCGACAAAAGACCTCGCTTGGAGGGCAAATAGGATTTAGCATTGCGCCGTCTTTCCGAGCTGTCAGTATTCATAAACTCGCTAGTAAAATTTTGTGAATAACGTATTTGGTTGTATAGTGTGTTTTATTTATACACGAGAAACAGATATGAATATATTTAAGAGATTAGTTAAAGGCGAATTAAGCCTAGCAGTAACTTTTTGGGTGTTCGGTGTTTTATTTAGTGTGATTTTAATTGTAATTTACATTGCAACTACTTTTATACTCGACACATATCATGTTTCAACATTGTTCAGAATTAGCGTAATCTCATTTATTTATTCAATTAATTTTTTAAATTCGATTATGGTTCTCATTGGTATATTTAATCTATTAAAAAATAGTGGAGTTACGTATTGGAGAGTGATAGCTTTTGTTGTCTGGTTATGCGCTACTGTATATTCAGTGTATGATGATAGTAGCGACATATTACATTTAGTTACGCAGTAGTCTGAAACCCTTTATACCGGTATTTATTAAAATTTAAATGCACACTAAAGCGCTATTAATCTAAGCAGGCAATTACAATAAGTTCCCTAATTATTAGGTCACCACTTGAGGAGAAGTGACCACCATTAATTCTTTTCAAACTAGATATCTCTCACTGAAAGGCATTTAGTTTGATTGTATACCGCCTGTATTGAGTTACCGCCACAGTCCCGACGCATAGTTTAAAGTCGCGCCGTTCGACTATCAAATCAAAACCGCTGTACTTTCATATGCCCCAGCTAGCTACTTGAATCTCGTTAACTAGTTAAATAACTCGTAGTCTTGTTTAACTTTGTTGTTAAGTTGATTGGTTTTGATGTGATAATGATAACCTAGGTTATTAATTATGTCAATAATAAAAGTTATCAACTTTAAAATAAAGTTATCAAAGGTTGTTGGGTGAGGGGATCTTGATAGGTTAATGCTAGTCTTAGGTATGAAAAAACCGCCGAAGCGGTTATTGTTATATCTTTATTATCAATCCAATATAGACGATTGCCACCAAACACGGCCTAAAATAGTTATTTCATCTTGAGGCACTATTTCATCATCATAGCCAATGTTATAACTTTTGATTTTTATTTGATTGCCAGGCACTTTTTCTAAAATTTTTATTCTTAATAATCCATCGTGATTGATTGCATAGATTTTGCCATCTCTAACATATGTATCAGCTTGATCGATTGCTACTGTAGAACCATCTCTAAATACAGGTTCCATACTGTCTCCATAGACAGTTAGACATACAGTGCATTCTTTATCAATGCCATATTTCCGCATAGTGGATTTGGATAAGCGTAATTTATATCCGTTATAATCCTCAATATCATCAGTGAAACCATCACCAGCTGCTAGCCGTACATCCTTATAAAATGGCACTTCAATCTCATCATCATCTAGCGGTGTTTTACTATCCCAATCTTCGATAGATCCTAATACTGTCGCATTAGATTTATTTTTGTTTACTTTGGCTTTACCAACACCTTTTGTTAGCCATATAGGATCAACGTTTAATGCGTTAGCGATTTCTAATATTTTTCGTGATGTACTGGATTTTCCTGAAAGCAATTTTTGAATAGCTGGTTGGCTAATTTTTACTTTCTCGGCTAGTTGATGCTGAGACAGCCCAGATTCCTTTAATGCTAAATTTAGTCTATCTGTAAATGTAGTCATAGTTTCTTCTCGGTTTATTGATTTGTTAATTATATAACTCAAGTTATCACCCATCAAATAACAATAGTTATTGATTTGTTCAATAACTTTGGTTATTATTGATAATAAATATTATCGATAGGCTTAAAAGATAATAATTGAGACTGCTGCAAAAGCTATCCATATTTTAGGAAGTTAAAGGAGATAAAAAATCACTATCAAATTACACAAAAGGGAGGTATGGACACATTAAAAACTAAAGTCAATGCGTTCGAAACCTTACAACATTTGCAAGTGATAAAACAATCAATTCAGCACAAACATAAAATTTATCAGATTGTTAGATTAAAGGCATGTATCCACGATTTAATAAATTACCAAATAGTGACTGAAATTATTTATAAAAATGATAGCAATTTTGCTGAATATTTTTGAGGTAAAACAATGAATATAGTTGAAATATTGAAATTAAAAGGAAGACCCAATGCCTATTATCCAAAAATGGCTAAGCCGTTAGGTGGTGTTAATGCAGCTGTTTTATTTTCTCAATTATTTTATTGGCAAGATAAAGCTATATCTGATTTAGGGGTGTATAAAACGCGTGATGAACTTGAGGAAGAAACTGGTTTATCTCACAATGAACAAAGAACTGCTATAAAAAAATTACAAGATAAGGGCGTTTTGATAATTACTGAAAAGCGATTAGATCATAAAACTTTTTACAAAATTGACAATAAAAAGGTCAATGAAATTTTAGCTAATTTCGCCAAATCTATTAATCATTTACCGCGAAATGAAGAAAGTAATCACCCCGAAGTAGACATCGTAGATTCCGGGGAGACTACAAAGTCGAGTTCGTTATTTCAAGAGATTACAACAAAGACTATTACAGAGAATACTACAAATATTATTGCGGATAAACCTCAACCCCAAAAACGAGACTTCCCTAATGATTTTAAACCCAACGATCATCATCGAAACATAGCACTAAATGAAAATGTCAATTTGGATACTGAATTTATTAAGTTTAAAGATTATTGCTTGGCTAATGGGAAAAAATATATTGATTGGAACGCTGCATTTAATAATTGGCTACGTAATGCGGGGAACTATAAAAAATCGAATCACTCTCAATCAAGATTTATGACTCTTGCAGAACGTAATCGAGCTGTCTTAGAGAGTATGAGGAGTTGATTATGGCAAAAATCTCAGATGGTTTTTTAGCAATTATTGGTGGACTTCTTGAACTCTACGGACAGCAAGCGAGTACAACCAAAATCAATATTTATTGGTCAACACTTAGTCAATACCCAATTGATTCATTGCGCAGAGCAGCCAATGTCTGGGTGCGTAAAAGTGAATTTATGCCGAAGCCTGCTGATTTAATTAATTTAATGGGTGGTCCTAATAACCATTTATCACCCGATGAGGCATGGGCAATCGCAATACTTGCTAGTGATGAAACTAATACTTTGGTTTGGACTAAGGAAATAGCAAAGGCATGGGCACAAGCTGAACTTGTTTATCGTAATGGCGACAAAATTGGAGCAAGAAGAACTTTTATCGAAGCTTATGGACGTTTAGTTAACTCATCAATGATGAATGGTAAAAATGTAGAGGTATTTGTATCACTTGGTAGCGATAAAACAAAACGTGCTGATGCAATTAATCGTGCTGTTTTCATTGGTTTATTAACACCAGAAAAAGCTAATTGCTATTTGCCAAAACCAGAAAACACGATCGCAATGCTTGAGTTTAAAGATGATCAAGTTTCAGCAAAGAGTATGGAGCATATCGCTAACATTAAAGAGATGTTAAAAAAAAGCAGAACTTGTATTAAAACTGATTAGCCTTTGTTAATGGCGACTTTATTAGATGTTTAACAAAATAGTAAAAGACTGTGTATTAGGATTAACAGCAAATGTAGCAAAAAATAAATATAAATCTATAAAGCAAGTCAATAAACGAAACATTCGGAACAATGTAAGCAAATCGAAGGGATTAATACTGAAATGAATTACAAAACAACGGCAAAAGTGAATGAAGATTGGCAAAGTAGGGAGAGAGTAATGAGAGAAACTAAAGATATTTTAACTGCATGGAAAAATACGCGTATATTGAAAAGAATTGGAACTGAATATCCTTCAAAATCCGCTGTTTTTTTGGGAGCGCCAACAGATGTTGATTATCGCCAATATTTAACAGAAGATGAAGCTGAAATTGTTGATAATGCGGTACTGATTTTAAAAAATGACAATTATTCTCAATGGATTGTATTGACCGCATATTATCTGCGAGGTGTTTCGTGTAACTCGCAGGCAAAAGCAATTGGGAAGCGTCCACACGATATCATTAATTTATTGAATCAAGCCGAGATGTTTATAAGAGGAAATATTTATCAATATTTTAAAAAAGTTTCATAACCGCTTGACTTTGCGCAAATACGCATATATAATAAGGTAAAAATGCGGTTTAGAACGCATATAGTTAAACCCAACTAATTAGTTGGGTTTTTTTATATCTACATTATTCTGTTTTTTTCTAGAAAAATAGTAATCAACACGCTAGCTACTAGCTTAATTCCTTTTTTGCCAACATCATTTAATGAAATACTAACTGTGATTTTATTTCTGTTGTAGTTATTTCAATTTATTTTCGTTTACTATATTTTTTATATCAATATTTTGACTATTTGCTCATCACTGAATCGATAGCAACGCTAGACTCAGCCATAACTCACATCCAGCTAGTATGCTGCCACTCATAACTAATAAGAAGATTTAAATATGCCGATAAAAGACCCTAACAACGTCAATTGGACTGTCGTTGTGTATTTATTTTTTGTTACTTTGCTTGGTTCTCTATCAAGTTATTGCTATCAGTTCCTAAATGGAAATAAATTTAATATTGGGGTGCTATTTGCGCAAATATTTATATCGATATTTGCTGGAACGCTTGTTGTATTAGCCGCAAGTTATTTTAATTGGGACTTTGAGTTAGCAGGAGGTATAGCGGGCTTAGCTGGATGGTCAGGTGCAGCGTTAATCAAGGCATTAGAAGAACAATTAATAAGAAAAGCCAAAGGAGATGATTAATGAAATTAACTGAACATTTCACGTTAGAAGAATTTACACGTTCATTAACTGCTAGTCGTTTAAAAATTGATAATTCAGTCCCCCAAAATTTAATGCCAAATGTGCAGTTAACAGCCATAAAGCTAGAACTTGTTAGAAAAGCATTAGATAAACCAATTATTATCACATCTGGATATCGCTGTCCTGCATTAAATGCAAGAGTAGGCGGAGTCTCAACAAGCTCTCATACTAAGGGCTTAGCGGTTGATTTTCGTTCATCATATGGTACCCCTAAAGAAATATGCCAAAGATTGATTGATGCTGGTGTTCAATTCGACAAACTTATCCAAGAGCATAATCAATGGGTACACATAGGATTTAGTCCTGGCAATAACCGGCAAATAGTATTAACAGCCGTTAAGCAAGGTGGTAAAACTATTTATAGGAGCGGTTTGCTATGAATAATGAAAAGATATTGAGCATATCATTAATCATTATCACTTTTGCTATTTATTTTTGTTATAACAATTTTGAAGAAAAAAAACGATTAAAAGACGCTAATGCTGAGCTAACTAATCAAATAAATCAGTTAGAGCAAACCATATCTAGAAACAACCAAATCATCGCAGATAACGAATTATCAAAACGTGAACTAGAAAATCAATCACTAGAACGGCAGGAGCAAATTAATGAGCAACTCAAAGATAATGATTGTGCTAAGCAGTTTGTGCCTATGCCTGTTTCTGCAAGCTTGTACAACCGAGCGAAAGGCATACGTGAATCGACCGATACCAGCCAATCTTTTAAGTGACTGCTTACCAAATTTACCACCTAATCTCATGACTTTTGGTGATAGTCTTCGATATAACGAGCATTTATTAAATGTCATTGAGAAGTGTAATGCAGATAAAAGGGCTATCAAACAAATTACTGATCAATAAATAGCGTATTAATTGAGTATTACGGCGATAAAATTAAGACTTACTCAGCTAATTTATGTAACTATCTTCTATTAGCTCAAAAAAGTAAGTATATACATGGACCTAACTTCAAAAATGCCCATTGGATCAAATTAACAAATAATTAAAGAAACGATGTGGAGATGTTAGCTGATAAGTTATTGTTGAATTATCGGTGGCTCAAGTTTGTTGTCTCATAAGGCTAAATAGTAATGTGGTAAAGGCTGGTGCGATTTTGCCAATGGTACTTCAAGTGCAAACTTTATGATTGAAGAATTAAATAAACAATCACCATATAGCAAATAAAAGCATTTTAAAAACACCTTAAATTATGTAGGTTAAACAATGAAATTATCTCATGTCGTCCATACATTACGCCATTTTTGCCTAAGTTTTGAAGGGCGAGTTAGTTGGATTGCTAAATTCTCATCTATTAAAGATACGACATTTTCAGAACTACCAGCAGCTTACGTTGTTCCACTAGATGATAAAGCGCAGAACAATAAGTCAAAAACAGATTATTGGCAAAATGTAATAGAGGGTTTTGGAGTTATTGTTGTATTAAAGTTGATAGGAGAGCAAGGGAAACAAGAAGTATATGATCTTGTTGAGAATATCAAAGTTGATCTTTGGCAAGTTTTACTTGGTCTTGAACTAACTCCATCTCATTATCCAATTCAATATGATGGTGGGAAATTACTCGATTTAGATAAAGATAGAATTTGTTATCAATTTAATTTCAGTTCGGTGCGTGAAATTGGATTTGAAGATACTCGGCAATATTTTGATTTAAAAGTTGCTGATAATCCAATCCCCGTTCCTGATTGGCAATTTGATCCAAATAATCCCGGTATTACCAAACCTCCATTATATAACCCGTTAAATATCGGCAATTTTGATACCATTTCGGGTACAGCTAATCAACAAGACTCAGGAGTAACAATAAGTTTTTTAAATAACAATATCTATGAGGATAATAATGATAATTAAACCAGTCAATAATAAACAGGTATATGACCCCAATAATGGGGATTATTTACCAGTAGACGGTCGTAATGTTGAGTATAACCAGTACTGGGCTAGACGATTGACAAATAATGATGTTGAAGAAGTTACAAGCATCAAAGTGAAACAAGAAAAAAAGGTAGCTAAAAATGACAATTAGTTTTAACAATTTTCCTAGCAATATAAAGGTTCCTTTATTTTATGCGGAAGTAGATTCATCTGCGGCAAATACTATTCAAGATAACGGTGCTTCACTAATTATTGCTTATCCGTTAGCTGATAGTAGCATTGAACGTAATAAGTTAATTATTATGCCATCTGCAGATCAGGCTAAAAAACTTGCGGGGCGAGGCAGTCAATTATCAAGAATGGTAGAATCCTATCGTAATATTGATAATTTTGGCGAGCTTTTTGTTATCGCGGTAGATGAACCTACAGCTGGCTCGAATGCGACTGGTACTATTCAAATATCAGGTACTGCAGAAGAAACAGGAACATTAAGTCTCTATATCGGTAATAGTAAAATTCAATCACAAGTAACCGTCTCTGATAGTGCAGAAACCATAGCAAATGGATTGCATAATGCGATTAATACTCATCTTGATTTACCTGTCACCGCTGTCTTAAATAATAGCACAATTACGCTAACAGCCAAAAATAAAGGGTTGAGTGGCAATGATATTCCTCTATGTTTTAACTATTATGGTACAGTCGGAGGAGAAGATACTCCTGATGGTTTAAATATTGTTATCAATCAAATGAGCGGAGGAACAGGTACCCCTAATTTAACCCCCGTTATTGCAGCTATGGGTGACAAATTACTTGATTTTATAGCATTCCCATTTAATGACTTATCGTCTTTAGCTACATTTAATCATGAGATGGATGACACCACAGGACGTTGGAGCTATGCGCGCCAATTGTATGGACATGCTTATACCGCTAAAAAAGGTAATTTGACAGAATTAGTCGAATTTGGTGATAAATTGAATTATCAACATATTACCGTTGCAGGCTATGAATCAAAGGTTCAAACAGGACTTGATGAATTAATTGCAATGCGCACTGCTCGTAATGCTATTTTTATTCGTAATGATCCTGCACGTCCAACTCAATCTGGAATGTTAAATGGTGCATTACCAGCTTCTGATAGTAATCAGTTTACACTAACTGAGCAACAATCATTGCTAAGTCACGGTATTGCTACGGCATATGTTTCAAGTGGTAATTTATTAATTCAACGAGATATCACTACATATCAACGTAACAGTTATGGTATTGCTGATAATAGCTATCTCGATAGTGAAACATTGCATACGCTTGCATATGTGTTACGTAAATTACGCAGTGTGATTACATCGAAATATCCACGACATAAACTAGCAAACGATGGTACTCGATTTGGTGCTGGGCAGGCAATTATTACACCGGCGGTTGCTAAAGCTGAAATTAACGCAACTTATCGTCAACTAGAATTAATGGGATTAGTTGAAAATTTTGATGTGTTTAAGAAGAACTTAATTGTTGAGCGAAATATCAATGATCCTAACCGATTGGATGTATTATTTCCACCCGATCTCGTTAATCAATTACGTGTTTTTGCTGTGTTAGCACAGTTTAGATTGCAATATCCAGAGGAGAAAAAATAATGACACAACGACGTATTTCAGGAACAACTTACATCAAAGTTGATTCTTTTCAATTGTCATTAACCGGCGGCATAGAAGTCCCAATGAATACTAACGTTAAAGAAAGTATTTTAGGGTTAGATAATAGTGTTCATTATAAAGAAACATTTCGTGCTCCCTACATTAAAGGAACATTTAAAGTGCCAGGTGATTTTCCTATAGACATGTTAGTTTCAAGTGATTCAATGACAGTTACAGCAGAACTAGCCAACGGAAAAGTTTATGTACTGTCAAACGCATGGATTGAAGGTGAAGTAAATCACAACGCAGAAGAAGGTACAGCAGAATTGGAATTTCATGGTCAAGAAGGATTTTATCAATAATGAAAGAAATCAAATTATCACAGCCTATTATGGCTCATGGCAACGAATTACATGTACTTGAGCTTAACGAACCAACTGTTAAGGATATTAAAAAATTAGGCTTTCCATTTGATAGTAATATGATTGGGGATCCTAAAAAAATTGCTGAGTATATCGTTACACTAGGTAACGTTACACCCAGCTCCGTCGAACAACTTACACCTTACGATTTTTTAATGATTACCGGTGAAATCATGATGTTCTTTGGCCCAAAGGCGAAGGAAGTGACTACCGTGGAGGGAGAAGTGACACCGGAATAATCACAATCGAATATCTTGTAAACCTTTGTTTTGATATAGCCAAGTACTGGCAATTGTCACCATTTCACATCTTAGAAGAACGTTCACTATCGGAAGTATTTGAATTAGTCGAACAAGCAAACCGCATAGAAAGCAGTAGGAAATCATAATGGCAGACTTTGACTCAAAAAAATTAGTGATAGGTGTTGATAAACTGTCACCAAATTTAAATAAAATGAATAATAAATTCAAAGAATTTCGCGAAAACTTAAGTAAATCAGATTTTGGGAAACTTAATTTAAAGAATGCTGTTACTGATCTTCCTTTTTCTTCGATGTTTGTCAAAGGAATGAAGGATGCTATGGCATTTGAAGAAAAAATGGAAAATATTAGAGAAGTTATTAACTTTGATACGCCAGAACAATTTAAAGAAATGGGGCAAGATATTCGCGAAATGTCATTACGTTTACCAATTGCGTCTAAAGATATTGCTTCTATTGTTGCACAGGGAAGTCGTGCAAATATTCCAAGGGATGAATTAATACAGTTTGCTCAAGATGCCATAAAAATGGGGATCGCGTTTGAGACATCTGCTGAGGAAGCTGGTAGTACAATGGCTACATGGCGAACGTCTTTAAAATTGACACAAAAAGAGGTAGTTAGCTTATCAGATAAAATCAATCTATTAAGCAATACACAAAATGTAAACGCAAAAGATATTTCTGAAGTTGTTTCACGAATTGGTACTCTTGCAGCACAATCTGGTGTTGGTGCTGATAAATTAGCGGCATTAAGTTCAACCATTATTGCAACAGGTACAAATACAGAACAGGCAGCAACTGGCCTTAAAAACTTTATGCTGACGTTAACATCAGGTAAGGCAGCTACAGCAGAACAACAAAAAGTATTACAACGATTGGGATTCACATCAACACGAATAGCCAAAGGCATGCAAAAAGATGCCGAAGGAACGATTATGAAGGTGCTTGAATCTTTGGGAAATATGTCAGCAGATAAACGCGCAACAGCGCTAACTATGTTATTCGGTAAGGAAAGTGTTGAATCTATATCTCCATTACTTAGCAATATGGACTTGTTAAAAACTAACTTTAACCGAGTTGGTGATGCAGCGCAATATGCTGGTTCGATGCAAAAAAAATATGATTCGAGTTCAAATACAACGGCTAATAAATTACAGCTTTTTAACAATGCGTTAACTAATATTAGTTTATCGATAAATGATGCCTTATTACCTGCATTTACAGAGCTTTTAAATGAATTACAGCCGCTAGTGGTTGAATTTGGTCATTTTATTCAAGAAAATCCTGAACTGGTAAAAATGGTTGCAATGGCAGTTATTGGGTTAATTGGTCTTCGTATTGCATGTGCGGGTGTAAATATTATTGTTGGCGCAGTTTCTAACACGCTTACAATAGCAACTGGTATAACAAAGGGATACATCTGGTTCACAAAGGCATTAGCTATAGCTAAACTGAAATTAAAAAAAGCATTTGATTTTGCAAGAATAGGATTAATAGGATTTAACACTGCTTTGAAAGCTAATCCAATTGGATTTGCTATGAGCGCTATAGCATTAGGAGCTGGTTTAATTATTGAATATTGGGATGAAATAGTTCAATTCTTTAAATGGCTCTGGGGAATTATTGAACCTCACGTTATGCCATTTATTAATAATTTTATTGAAAGATTCAAAGATGGAGCCGCATTGATTGTAAATGGATGGAGAATTGTTAGTCAATTCTTTAGCAATTTATGGTCAACAATTGAACCTTATGTTATGAAGATTATTAATTTCTTTGTTGAAGGTTTAAAAGCTGGGGCTTCTTTCATTGTTAATGCATGGAGTACTGTCAGTAAGTTCTTTAGTGGGCTATGGGAATTTATCAAACCTTTTGTGATGCCTATTATTGACGTCTTTATAGCGGGATTCAAAGCAGGTGGTGAAATAATTGTAAAGGCATGGGAAGCTGTCAGTAAATTTTTCAGTGGTTTATGGGAAACTATAAAGCCATGTCTGATGCCTATTTTTGATGTATTCATAACCCCATTTGAAGCAGCAGGTGATTTGATTCCTAAAATGTGGGATAGTGTCAAAAACTTCTTCAAAGAGTTATGGAATAACGTTAAGTCTGGCATTGAACCGTTACTGAATGTGTGGAAATTTCTTTTCGGTGATGATAAAAAAAATATAAAGGTTAATATTGATACATCGAGCTTACCTCAAGAAGTAACAAAGCTGATGGATAATTATCCTTATTATCAAATACCTCAAATGCCAATTAATAAATTTTCAAATACAGTTGGTAATGGCGAACTTGTTGTGAAGTTTGAAAATGCACCTGAAGGTACAATAGTAAAAGAAACTAAACAGGCATCAGGTTTTAATATGAAAACAGATGTTGGCTGGAATCCGTATGCGAATTTAGGGAGAGGTTGATGATAAATCTAAGTTGGTTGAATGATTTGCTTCCAGCAAGTTTTCGTGGTGTACGGTTTCAAGTTAGTAGCACATCATCTGAATTTGGACGGCGTAATCAAACCCATGAATATCCATATAGAGATGTACCGTATACTGAAGATATGGGGCGATCAGCACGTAAAAATAAAATAGAAGCTTTTTTAATTGGGGATGACTATCAAGAACAAACTGAAAAATTAGTTAATGCTATTGAGCAGGAAGGTTCAGGAATGTTAATTCACCCATTTCTTGGTGAACTTAATGTTAATATAGAAGGGCAAATAACAGTAAATAATTCCGTTGAAAACGGTCGAATGAGTGTAATTTCATTTTCATTTGTTGAAGCTGGTGAGTTAATATTCCCCGATTCTTCATTAGCGACTGATGACATAGTAGGAGAAAATGCAGATAATGTAGATCAAGCACTATTAGATGCGTTTGAAGATTTTGACTTAATCGATGCGCCTGATTTTGTACAGCAGAGTATTCTTGATAACACCATATCAATTTTAAATGACATAGCCGATGCTTATAATGCAATAACACCGTATGTTAATGATGTAGTTAAAATCTTAAATGGTGATTTATCGCCTATCCTCGGAACGGGGGGCCCATCAATCGTTAATTCAATTAAAAAGGTGTGGCATAGTGCGACAAAATTTTCCAATTCTATAAACGGGTTAATAGCAAGAGTAAAGGTGTTTAATGGTATATCATTTATAAAGAGCATTTTCCCTGGGGCAATTTGGTCAACTGATAGCAAATCTACCCAAAAAAGAAAGAAAAATCAAAACTTGATTAATACTGCTATTCGAGTTACCGCACTTACAGAAGTATCACGAATAATTGCATCGTTACCGAAACAAGTTGAAGATAAAAGAAAACACGCTTTTGCTCCTGTGGCGTTAGAATCAACTAAAGGTAAAAAAGAAAATTATTTTGATCAAGATCATACGTTACCAACTAGTCATTTAACTACTAATATAACAAGCATACATGTATCAAAACCATCAACAGTTGAAAAACATAATACCATCTCATTTGATGATTTATTGGATATCAAGGTGTCCATCAATAAGTCATTTGATAAAGAATTATCGCGAACGGAGTATGATGGATTATACATTGCGTTAGCAAAATTAAAGGCCGCAGTAAATCAAGATATCAATGCTCGCCTAATCAAAATAGAAAAAACAATTGTCTATATCCCTAATGAGGTGTTGCCTGATTTAGTTTTAGCTCACTATCTCTATAACAATGCTTCACGTTGTGAGGATATCTCGATTCGCAACAGTATTTTTCATCCTGGATTCGTTCCAGTTAAAGAACTAAGAGTACCCAAACCATGAATAACGTTTTATTAAAGGTTAATGGCAAATATTTCGGAGGATGGACTGAAATTAGTATCTCGGCAGGTATTGAACGACTGGCAAGAGATTTTAATGTCACTATCACCCGTCAATGGCCTTCATCAGGAGAAAATTTAGAAACTAAAATAGCTGTTAAAAACGGTGATCTTGTTGAGGTATTTATTGATGATGATGTTGTTTTAACTGGTTATATTGAATCGTTGCCGATTCGATATGATGCAGGATCGTTATCTATGGGCATCGTTGGTAGGAGTAAAACTGCTGATTGCGTTGATTGTAGTGCAGTACCTAAACAATATAGTAATAGTTCAACATTACAAGTGATACAAGATTTAGTTGAGCCATTCAAACTAAATGTATTTAACCAAAGTACTGATGCAGGTTCTCTAAGCATTCAGGCAGATCAGGGCGATACTGTTTTCGATGTTATTAGCAAAATAATGGGTATGAAACAGATTATCGTATTTGATGATGAACAAGGACAACTAGTTATTGGTGATATTGGTTCAGATGAGGCAAAAACTGCATTGGTTCTTGGTGCTAATATTCTCTCAGGAGATGCTGAAAAAAGTATTAAAGATCGCTATTCAGATTATTTTGTTTCTGGACAGAGCATTGGTGATGATAAAAACTTTGGAAAAGCAACGCTTTCTTCAGTCAGCTCTTCATCTAAGGATGAAGAAATTATTCGTTATCGCCCTCTAATTATTAAACAGTCAGGGGATTCAAATAATGGTACGTGCCAAGAACGCTGTGAAATGGAAAAAACGTTAAGAGCGAGTAAAACCCGAGAAGCGACTTATACCATTCAAGGCTGGCGACAAGGTGATGGGTCATTGTGGAAACCTAATCAAATAGTAGTTGTTGATGATCCTCTATTGGGATTTGATAGTGAAAAACTGGTTATTGCCGAAGTTAAATATAGTTTAAGTAGCCGAGGAACACTATGTGAATTGAAGGTAGGTCCAGTCGAGGCATATTTACCTGAGAAAAAGAAAAAAAATAGTTAAAGCAAATACTTGTGAGGTGTTTTAATGCGACAAGTTTTAAATAAAATAATGAATTTGGTTTCACGTGGTTATATAACATCTAGTAACAGTGCAAGTAAATGCCAAACATTGCAAATAAAAATGTCTGGTGGAGAGCAGAAAAGCGATATAGAACAAATAGAGTCTTATGGTTTTACTTCAAGGCCATTAGATGGAGCTGAAGCTGTTGCATTATTTTTAGACGGTGATAAGTCTCATGGTGTAATATTAGTAGCAGGGGATCGTCGTTATCGAATTAAGTCGCTTAAGCAGGGTGAAGTAGCCATTTATACAGATGAAGGTGATTACATTATTTTTAATCGCAATAATGAAATTAATGTAAAAACTAAAAAATTTATTGTGAATGCTGATGATGCAATAGAACTAAATACCAAAAACTTAGTTGTTAAAGCATCAGTTGGGACAAATTTTGCTACACCGTTATTAAAATCTACAGGTGAAATTGAAGACCAAACCAGCACTATTTCAGATATTAGAACCATTTATAATGAGCACACGCATAATGAAACAAACTCCATTACGCATGTTCCTAATCAACGATTAGAATAATTAACACTTCACTATATAAACCGTCTAATGACGGTTTTTTTATGAGTAAAAAAAATGATATTGACAATAAATGGCAAAAATACCAATCCAACTGATATTCAAAATAAGCTATATCGTGCACTAATAATTTCCTTATTCACTTGGCGCAGAAAAAATACCAGTGATGATTCAGATCATCCATATGGCTGGTGGGGTGACTCATATCCTAGTATTGCTAACGACAAAATCGGATCACGCCTTTATTTATTAGCCCGTTCAAAATTAAATAACCAAACAGCTAACTTTGCAAAAATTTATATAAAAGAAGCTGTGCAATGGATGATTGATGATGGGCTGGCATCACGTATCGATGTTTCTGTTAAGCGAATCGATTTAACTGTTTTAGTTGCTACTATTAATATCTTTAAAAAAGATGGAAGTAATGAAGAATATAGGTTTGATAACCTTTGGAGCAAAATCAATGGCTAGTGAATTTTCAAGACCGACTTTACCAGATTTAATCACAACTACTCGCAATGATTTGTATGCACGTTTAGCTGTTGATGATGAATTAATATCGTTACGACGGAATGATCCTGAGGTTTATGGGCGTGTTATCGCTGGGGCGACTCACATATTATTGGGTTATATAGAAAACATGGCCAAAAATATTTTACCGGATCAAGCTGATGAAAATTGGCTAATTCGGCACGGTAATATGAAGCGTTGCTATAGAAAACAACCTACATCTGCGGTTGGCTATATTAGGTTTGATGAAGTATCGGACGGCATTATTATCAGAAAAGATCAAAAGGTTAGACGCCAAGTTGATCAGTGCCTGTATACAGTTACACAGACAACAACATCTGCAAATAATATCTTAAGAGTGCCTGTAATTTGTGATGAACTTGGAAAAAAAGGGAACTGTGATGATGGCACAAGCATGTCACTGATTTCACCGGTTACAGGGCTATCATCAACATGTTACGCTGATTCTATTGAAAGCGGTTCAGATGTTGAAGATATAGAAACATTCAGAAAACGAGTTATAGATAGGTGGTATTACACCCCTCAAAGTGGAGCAGATCAGGATTATGTACAATGGGCTAAAGAAGTATCAGGAGTTACAAGGGCTTGGTGTTATCGTCATTGGGCCGGCACTGGTAGCGTAGGTTTGATGGTTGCAAATAGCGATCCTGTTAATCCTATTTTAGACAATACCACAATTCAAAATATCAAAAAGCACATTGAACCTCTAGCACCTGTTGCTGGCTCTAGGTTAATCGTTTTTTCACCTCTCCCTAAGCCCATTGATTTTAAAATTATAGTAACCCCAGACAACCCAGAAATTCGTTATCAAATAGAAGCAGAGTTAAAAGAATTTCTTCTACGCGAAGGAAGACCACAATCAACACTATTTAGATCTCGTATAAGTGAAGTAATCAGTGCTTCATTTGGTGAATATTCGCATGAATTAATGTATCCAAATAAAAATATTTTTATAGAAAAAAATGAAGTTGCAGTATTGGGGAATATTGAATGGATATAGAAAAACAATATCAAAGTATGGTTAGTAATTTATTACCATACGGCCCAGCATGGGATAAAGAAGAGCCAATACTTTTATCATTAGCATTAACATTATCAAAAACACATCATCGAGTTGATGACCTAATGCGAGAAATTGATCCGCGAACTACAACAGAACTTATTGACAGATATGAGCAAGTTTGTGGTTTACCTGATAGTTGTTATTCAGAGTTATTTCAAACGTTAACAACTCGTCGAAATCGTTTAGATTCTAAATTAAATCTGACTGGAGCAATCAATAAAGATTTTTATCTAAATATATTAGCTATCAACGGTTATCCAGATGCAACTATCACTAACTATAACAATGATGTTTTTACATGTGAATCATCATGCGAAGATTATTTGTATGATGAAGAATGGCGTTTTTACTGGATTATTAACATTCCCCACAATTATAAAATAACAGAAATGACATGTGAGGATCATTGTGATTCATATTTAAGGGAATGGAGTGACAAACAGATCGAATGCATAATTGACAAATTATGCCCATCACATACCTATGTAATTTTTAAATACGGAGTAATCAATGCATAGAATTGACACACCAACAGCCCAAAAAGATAAATTTGGGCAAGGAAAAAATGGGTTTACTAGGGGAAATCCACAAACTGGTACACCAGCAACACAACTTGATTATTTGTATTGTGATTCGATTCAAGAGGAAATTGCTAATGCCATTGAATCAGCAGGTTTCGTGCTTGATAAAACAAAACATGATCAACTTGCCACAGCTATTAAAGAGTTTGTCAGTAAAGGTAGTGTAAAGCTTAACTCATCAACTAACAGCGAATCAGAAACCGAAGCGGCTACACCTCTAGCTGTCAAAAAAGCTAATGATAATGCAGCGAAAGCAAATACAAATGCTAACAATGCACATAACATAATTGGCGAGATTTCTGATAAATTTGAGTTGTGCCCAGCTGAATCTAGAGTACGTTCTCACGATAAACGATTTTTTTTATTTGTACGAGATGACGGGGTTGTCGGGATGTATAACCACGTTAGCGATAGAGCGGCGTGGGCATTTAATTTTGATGGATCACTATGTGAGGGTTCTGTTCCTGTTGAGCGAATTACAAATCTAGATTGGTTCGTTCGCAATAGAAGCGTCCCTGTAGGCGTCCCCATGCCATGGCCACAGGCAACCCCGCCCGCAGGCTGGTTTGAATGTAATGGCTCACAATTTAATACTAATTTGTATCCACATTTAGCTGCCGCGTATCCGTGGGGCAGTTTACCAGACCTGCGCGGTGAATTTATTAGGGGATGGGATAATGGGCGACGTGCAGACCCAGACCGAGTCATATTGAGCTGGCAGGTTGATGCTATACGAAATATTTACGGAACATTTGCCGCAACCGACGATAATAACGGCGATCAGGCGGCAACGGGCGCATTTTATGTTAGAGGTCGATCAGGGAGTGGCTCTGGCGGTAACTCTACAGAATGGATGATAGGAATGGATGCATCTCGTGTTGTTCCTGTTTCTCACGATAATCACCCGCGTAACGTTGCATTCATGTATATAGTTAAAGCAGAATAAAGGAGATAAAAAATGAAATATCAATTACAACCAGAAATAGCTATTTTAGATGAAAATGGACTAACAACATCATCTGGGTGGGCAATTGTTTACAATACTAACGCTATAACCAACGAATATCTGGGGGCAACATATCAGTTTTTACCGGTTGGTGTTGGATTGCCTGCTCAGTCTTATTTAGACGCACCAAAAGAAGTAGACAATGATCATGCAATTGTACGTCAAAATAATAAATGGGCATATCCAGCAGATCATCGAGGTAAGAAAATCTACTCAATAGGAACTGGCACAGAATCAACAGTAACCAGCATCGGTGATATTTCTGACGGTTTTACACTATTAAAACCAAATTCTGAATTTGATAGCTGGAACGGCAAAAAATGGGTTTTAGATAAAGACAAGCAACATCAATACGAGATAGCGATTGCTCAATCACAGCAATCGCAATTACTAACCGGAGCAAATAGTGCCATAAGTAATTTGCAGGATGCTGTTGATGCTAATATAGCTACAGAACAACAAAGAGAAATGTTAAAAAAATGGAAAAAATATCGTTTTGAATTAAATCAGATAGATGTTAATACCGCACCTGATATCTACTGGCCTGAAAAACCGAATAACTAAATGCCATCAATCAGCAATTTTACATACTCAACCGCATTTTTATACGATCTAAAAATTCCGACTTTATTTAATCTGTCATTCTGATAAAAACACCTTCAGTCATTATAAATGTCGAGAGATGGGAAAATCAGGTACGAATCATTTTCGCAATCGTAAATTGAATCGTTATCTGGATCGGTTAGTATGTAAATTGCTTTTGTGTCGTGTATTGTGATCATGTTATGAAAGTTTAGTTAGTTTTATTCATCATAAACTAATACTTTTTGGTGTGTGAATTGAAGTGAAGAATAGGGACTTGGATCGCAAAAAGTGTTAAAATAATCGAAACCTATAAAACCTATCTTTAAATATTATGTTAAGAAATCCCTATGGTATTTTAAACGGTATATTATTTTGAATTTTAGTGTAAAAATTTGGCTTCAATACTATTGGTTATTTTGAAATAGTAATGCAACTGTCTGAATATTATTTATCAATTAATGTGAATGATGATACCAGTAAACTTATTGTTCATAATCTTTCCCAATTAGAAACTACCCCATATTTTATCCCAGATTGGGCAAATAACTTCACCAATAAACCAGTTATGCAATGTTGGGGTGTTAAAATGAAAAAGGATATTCTGATTTAA